CCTGGTGCCGGGCCATCTCCACGAAGAAGACGAACAGCACCACGTACTTCTTCAACCAGCGCACCGTGAACGTCAGCGGCGGCGCGGTGCCCGACGGCGGCGCCCGGCCGGTGTCGACGAGCACGTACGTGCAGCAGGGCGCCAACATGGGCCACGTCCAGGCCGTCGGCTCGGTCACGGGCTACGCGCAGGCCGTCACCCAGGAAGTCATCCAGAACCTGAGGGCGACTGAAATCAACGGCGCCATCAAGGGCTACTTCTGGGACGTCGAGACGTTCATGGGCTGGGGCAACGCCGCGAGCACCACGTACAACCCCGGTGCGGCGCAGCCGCAGTTCGACGGCCTCGACACCCAGATCAGCACCTTCAGCGGCGGCGGGAACCAGAACGTCATCGACTTCGCCGGCAAGTCGCTGTCCCTGGCGACCCTCGACGAGCTGATGGTCATGGTGTCCGGCAATGCCGCCGAGCCGGTGTCGGACCCGTCGTGGATGTTCGTCCTGTCCGTCGGCGCCGAGGCGCGGATCGCGCAGCTCCTGGTCTCCCAGCAGCGCTACAACGACGTCGAGGTCGAGGCCGGCCTGATCGTCGGCTCCTACAAGCGCGTCCCGCTGGTCCCGTCCTCGTTCCTGGCCACCCTGGGCTACCAGGTCGGCGCGGTGACGAGCACGACCGCATCGAACTCTGCGGCGACGCTGAACGGGACCTACAAGTACCAGGTCAGCGCGGTCATCGCCCGGATGGGCGAGATCCTGCCGTCGGCCGAGGTCTCCCAGGCCGTCACCACCACGAACAACGTCGTGCTGTCGCTTACCCCTCCGGCCGGCCAGGACGGCCTCGGGCCGCAGCTCTACAAGGTGTGGCGGACGGCAGCCGGCGGCGCCACGGGGACCGAGACGTTCCTCGGCTACGTGGACTCCACGGTCGGACTGGCCAGCGACGGGGTTACCCCCATCATGACGAACCAGATCATCGACACGGGCGCGGCGCTGATCCCGGGCCAGTCGTCCGGGTCGCTGGTGCCGGGCACGCTGCCGACGTCCTACTTCGGGACGAACGCCAGCATGCTTCCCCCGGGCCAGGGCCAGGAGAACATCTACCTGATGTCCCGCGACCCGGGCAACATCGTCCGCCCGTTCGTGCGGGACGCCGAGATGCTCGACGTCTACCCGACGACCAGCTCTCCCGACTCGCTGCCGTTCGCGATCATGGGGGACACCTGCCTGGCCGTCCGGACGCCCAAGTTCGTCGGGCGCGGCTACCGGGTCGGCGTCGCGGCCTGAGCCGTCCTGCTCCTGCTCGCCCGCCCCGTCCCGCCCGCCGCCATCCCGGCGGGCGGGACGGGGCGCCACCCGGAAGGACCCTCATGCGTCTCGCCAAGGAAACTGGCGGCTGCACGATCGCCTGGCACGGCCAGGAGTACACGTGGAAGGACGACGGCTCCGTCATCGACGTCCCGGTGCCGCTGGCCGAGGAACTGCTGTCCATCCGCGGCGCAGGCTTCTCCGAGGCCGGCCCGGAGCCCGTCCGGGAGCCCGCCCCGGCGGCCACGGTCACCGAGCCCGCCCCGAAGGCCAAGGCGCCCGTGACCGAGGTCAAGCCCGCCAAGTAGCACGCCCCGCCCCCGCACCGCAGCGAGCCAGCCAGCAGGGGGGTGCCGTGGCCGCCGACAGCCCTGTCCCGCTGTGCTCGTCCGCCCAGTTCAAGGAAGCCGCGTTCGCCGACCTGGCGTCCGCCCTCTCCGACGGAGCGCTGGCGGACTTCCTCATCGAGGGCACCCGCCTGTGCGAGGAAGCGTGCGACCGGCGCCTGGCCCCGTTCACGATGACCGAGACGCACATGGCGCTGGGCATCAACCCCGACGAGTACGCGGAGTCCGCGAACTTCCCCATGGACATCCAGGGGACGCTCGGCATGTCGTACGCCTCGGCACTGGGCGGGACGTCGCTGGTCAGCCACGTGTGGCTGAATGAGGCGCCCGTCCGCTACCCGGAGATGTGGGCCTACTCCGGGGTCACGGTCACCGTCACCCGCTCCTACGGCGGGTCGCAGATCCTGGGGCCGGGGCAGATCCTGTCCGGCCCGGATGACACCGGGCATATCCGGTTCACCCTGGGCACGTTCGTCCCGGTCGGCTCGGGCATCCAGGTTGCTTACTCCGGCGGTTACGTCAACAGCATTCCGGCCTCGCTCGTGCGGGCGAACAAGTACATGACCGCCTCGATCATCTGCCGGGAGCTCAACCCGGACGACTCCGCTCATGACCCGGACCTGCTCCGCGAGGACGCCACGGCGATCCTGGCGTCCTGGCAGCGGGCGTGACCGCGAAGCCCAAGCCGGCCGGCCACACCACGTCGGTCACCCGCGGGAACACCCGGACCACCGTCACCCATGCGGGCCACACGACCACGACGACCCGGACGACGGCGCACGGCTCGCACCGGACGTCGGTGACGACGGTGAAGACCGGCGGCAAGGTCACCTCGACGACGACCCGCAAGTACATCGTGGTGAAGGCCACGCCGAAGCCGGCGGGGAGCAAGAAGCCCGCGCCGAAGAAGCGCGGCGCCATCGCCTCGTGCGCCGGCGGGTTCTGGGTCACGGGGGACAACGACCGGCTCGAGACCTGCGTGCCGGTGGCGCTGGCCAACTCCCTGCTGATCGACCGGGGCCTGCGCGTCGCGGACTGGCAGATCCGGGCGCTCGCGGGCATGCGGGCCGTCACGGACGTCCTTGGGGCGCTGGGCGTGCCGTTCCGCCCGGCCGAGGGCCTGCACGACGGGGTGATCCTCGGCGTGGCGGGCACCCACGCGGTGACCGTGCATGACGGGGCGCTGGTGTCGTGGGGCGACGAGTACCCGCTGGACGGCCTGGGCGCGGTCGAGGAAGCTTGGGAAGCGGACTGGCGCTAGCTCAGCGCGGCCGTCCGCCTGGCCGCGAGGTACTGAATCACCCGCGTGTCGTTGATCGTCAGGTGCCCTTCGGCCGCGAGTCCCGGCAGCTTGCCGAGCAGTGTCGCAATTCCCTCATCCCATGTCGGAGTGCAGTCGGGGCGGTCGGGCTCATTGCTCATCGGGCCAGCGTAGACCGGGAGGCACCGTGAGCACGGGTGACGCGGTTTCCCGGGAAGCGGCATGGCTGAGCATCACGAACGATTCGCTTCCGTCGCTGCTCGCCCCCGGCCCGTGGGACGTAGTGCAGCCGTGGTGGCCTGGCGCCCGCGAGCGGACCCAGGCTCACGGGATCTACGTGCTGGCCCGCACCATCGCCGACGAGCGCGCCAGCAATCAGCGCATCCGCACCCAGTACGAGTTCATCCTGACCTGCATCTGGCCAGTGAAGGGCACCGGGGGCAACGCGCCGCTGGCCGAGGGCGAGCAGCAGGCCCTCGCCGCCGCCACGGACCTGGTGCTCCAGCGGGTCCGCGGGCTGCTCGGCGACAAGACGCACGGCGGCCGGTTCCTGTCCGTCGGCGAGACCCGGCGGCCGGTGGTCACCCTGGAGGACCCGGCGATCACGATCCCGGCCGGCAGGGTGCTGCGGCAGGGGATTGCGTACTCAGCGGACGACTACGAGATCAGCGGCTAGGCGGTCACCGGCTGCAGATATCGCGGCCATGGCACGGGAACAGCACCCCGGAGCGGTACAGCACCGAGACGATGATCGCCATCAGGGCCATTCCGGCCACCATCGCGCACAGGAAGCCCAGCACGAGGCTGAGGCGGCTGGTGAAGCCCTCTGCGGCCGGAGGCGCGGCGAGCCATCTGCGGATGCTCATCCGCCCAGCGTAGCGAGGGGAGGGCGCCATGACCGTCCTGTCCCGCATGGCGAAGCTCGGCATCGCCGCCGAGTCGTCGGCCGCCCAGTACGCCGCTCCCGCGTTCACGATCACGTTCTCCCGCCCGGCGACGTACCGTCAGGTGATCGAACCGCTGCGCGACACCGCCTTGCGCGGTGAGGGAACGTGGCTGGAGGACGCCCAGCAAGGCCCCTGGCACACCGAGTGGCAGGTCCCCAGTGATGGCTACCCGGACCTGGCGGGCTGGTACCTGCGGGCCGTCATCGGCCCCGACACGTGCACGCCGGGCGTGACGACGGCGCTCACCGCGAGCACCCAGGCCGGCGCCACGACCCTTGCGGTCGGCATGGCCCCTCCCGCTGGCGCCGTGCTCATGATCGGCGCCGGGGACACCCTGGAGTACGCCCGGTGCGGCACGCCGTCCGGCCTGTCCGTGCCGCTGACCTCGCCGCTGCGATTCGCCCACAACGCCGCCGAGCCGGTGCTGTCGCAGGCCAGCCACGTGTTCACCCAGACCATGTGCGCCGGGTTCCCCTCCTACTCCCTCACCATGGACGACGGGACGGGGCCGCTCGGCTGGCCCGGCTGCACCATGTCAGCGTTCCGCATCACCATCGACGCCGCGGGCTACGTGAAGTTCCGGGCATCGTGGACCGGCTTCCCCGCCGCCGCCGTGAGCACCTTCACTTACGCCGCCTCGCCCATGCAGCCGATGGCCGGGTGGGACTGGGCCATCATGCAGGCCGGCATCACCGAGTGGTTCAACGGCGTCATGAGCCCGGTGCTCCGGCCGGTCTCGCAGCCGTCCGGCCCGGCAGCCGCGGGAACCATCGCCAGCACGCGGGGCCAGAAACTCGACCTGACGCTCTCCCGCAAGACCGCGCCGATGTTCGCCATCAACGGGCAGAACTCGCCGTACGTGATCAGCACCGGGCCGATGCGGGCTGACGGCACGTACACGGCGATCTACGAGGACCAGGCCGACATGGACCTGTACCTCGCTTACGGCCAGCAGCCCGTAACCCACGTGCTCGCACAGCCGGTACTGCTCGGCGGCTGCTCGCTGGCCCTTGGGCTGCCACGCGCCGGGTGGCTCCAGGGTGACCCGGAGAACGCCGACACCTACCTGGCAGCGACATACCGCCTGAGCGGCATCGCCAGCCCGTCACCAGGGCCTGCCGTCAGCGCTTCGCTGCTGAATTTTGTCAGCGAGCCGTACGGGCCTTAACCCTCGGCCAGTTGACAAGCCACAGCGAGTGAGGCTGCCAGCGGTCCGCGAGGGCTGCTGCGGCTTGCGCGAACGTCCCCGACCCGTAGCCCTGCGCGAAGCCGCCGCGGAGGGCCGAGGCCATGTCGGCAATGGCGCGAGCTTCACGGCGCGCCTTCCGCAGGCTAAGCGGGCGCCGGATCATGGCTTGGGCTCCCACGTGGGCGGCTCGTAGGTGGCGTACCTGAACGGCTCCGACATCGATCCCCGGAAGGTCGTCGAGCCGGTCACCTTGACGCCCCAGCGCTCCGCGTAGCCCTCGCGGTGGCGGTAGGCGCCGGCCAGGATGCCGAGCATCACCCCGGCGCTTTCCGGCCCAGCCTCATCCGGGTAGGCGATGCTGGCGATCCGCAGGTTCACCATCTCGTCGACCAGGGCGAGCTTCGCCTCGCAGTCCGCGAGCACGTCATGCGGACTGTGCGCCAGCGTGAAGTCGAGGCCGGCGCGCACTTCGGGGTCTTCGAACCTCTGCCATTTGCGCTCGATGCTCGGCGGCGGCCAGATCGGCTCGCCGGGGCGCTCGCGATCAGGTGGCCGCACAAACCGCTTGGCCATCCGCTCGGCTAGCGCCCGGTCGCTCTCGATCTGCGCCCGCAGCCACGCGACCGCCTCGGCCTCGCTGCTCATGGCCCGCAGCCTAGCGCCGGTCCAGCCAGGAGCCCTCGCGGACAGCATGCGGCCACTGCTCCCGCTCCACGTACCGCACCCGGTGCCGCGGCATACGCGGGGCGTGGTAGATCCGCAGTCCCGTCCGTGACGGCCGGCGGCCCAGCCGCACAAGGCCGGCGATGACCACCGCGGCCAGCCACGCGGCGGCAGCCAGCACCGGCAGCCCGACGGCAGCCTCCACGGCCAGCACGATCAGGCCGCCCATCACGACGGTCCCCAGGCAGCCGAACGATAAGCCGGCATGCCCCCTGCGGCTCACGTAGGCCCGCATTCCCCACTCCCCCCTTGGTGCGCGTGCCATCACGCGCCGTAACCATCATCCCACTTTCCGTGCCTGGAGGCAGCGTGCCCGAGTTCACTTACGCCGGCCAGTTGCCGGCCTCCTACGCGGAGACCAGGGACGCCGGCGGCTTCATCGTCGGCACCGTCGAGCACGGGGATACCCGCGACTTCGGCGGCGGCGAGAAGCCGGAGGACGCTCCGGAGTTCTGGCCCGCACCCGACGGCCGGTGGGTGCCGAAGGGCACGAAGATCGCCAAGGCGTGGGACGGCGTCGGCGCTGACATGTACCGGCAGCCTGAGGCGCCCGCTGAGGCGCCGGACGGCAAGCCCGCGGCCAGCGCGCCCGAGTCTGCCCCGGAGGCCGCCAGCGACGCGGGTAGCGCCCCGGAAGCCCCCGTGACCGGGGCCACCGCAAGCCTCTCCGGCACTGGCGCGTAGCTCCCCGACCTAGCCCTGCATCTACTTCCATCCCGGACGGCTTCGGCCTGGACCGGCTCTCAGGCGTGCCCCCGGCGGGCCGGAAATGGGTGATTAAGAGTGGTTTCTCCGCCTACCGTTATCTACCCGGAGGCCGCGCGGGTCCTCAACATCACCCGCGAGACCACCATCGGAACCCCGCCGACCACGGGCTACCTGTCCGTCCCGGTCAACAGCTTCGACCCCGTGCCCAAGGTCAACCCGATCCCGGACGAGGCCGTCCGCGGGTCGATGATCAAGACCTTCGACTACCAGATGGGCGCCAGCTGGACGGAGCACTCCATCGGGGAGTCCCCGGTGTACGGCGACTCCATCGGGTTCCCGCTCCTCGGCCTGTTCGGCGACCTGACCTCGACGGGCACGGCCTCCACGCCGACGAGCACGCTCTCCGCTGCGGCCTCCGCCGGCGACGTGGCGCTGACTGTGGCATCAGGCGGCGCGTCGTTCACTGCGGGCACCGTGGTCCAGGTCGGCACCTCCACCCTGGCCGAACTGGTGACCGTCGGTGCCGGGTCAACGTCCACGTCGGTCGTGGTGTCGCCGCTGCGGTTCAAGCACGCCAGCGCTGTCACCATCACCACCGTCGTGGCTCCGTTCACCCACATCTTCTCCGTCCTGAACCCGGCATCAAGCACCGGCAACGTGGGCGCCCAGCCCGCGACCCTGGCGATTCAGGACCGCAACCAGGTCGCCGGGTCGGGCGGCTTCTACGGCGACGTCTTCCCCCTGGTCTGCATGTCGGAGATGGAGTTCAGCGGCAACGCGAAGGGCTACCTGTCGTGGACGGGCAAGGCCATGTCGCAGCCGCAGGTCGCGGCGACCGCGGCGATCACCCCGGCGTTCAGCGGCGTGCGGGGCATCCCCGCATGGAAGGGCACGTCCACGGTCGCCGGCTCGATCGTGAACGACGTCGCGAGCTGGAAGATGACCTTTACGCGCCCGGTCAACCCGATGACCACGATTGACGGCCAGCAGGCCGTTTACACCTTTGCCCGCGGCCCGATGGAAGGGACATTTGAGCTCACTTACTCGCCCGCCCTGGACGAGAGCGCGCTCAACTATCTCCTTCAGAACACGCAGCCGTCCCTGACCTGGACCACAAGCAACGGGGCCTCGGGGGCTAGCCTGGTGAGCTTCTCCATTACCGCCAACTTCGGCGCGGTGACCGAGGCGCCCCTTAAGGTCACAGAGACTACCTTTGGGTACGATCTGTCCGGTACCTTGGTCGGCAACCAGTCGCAGTCCGGGAACTCCGGCGGGTGGAATATCGCGCAGATTACGGTTATCAACGCTCAAACGTACTGATAGCTAACCCGCGTTACTCTCCGCCCTTATCCCAGCATTCCACGTACCCGCTCAAGCCCCACTTCCGAGAAACGGACTCCCGCATGCGTATTGAAGGCGCCGACGGCGCAACCTGGTGGGTCACGATGCGCGGCCCTTCAGAGCTCACCGGCGCAGACCGCAAGGCCCTCATCGAGATCGAGGACGAGTCCTCGGGCCTCGACAAGGGGATCTACTTCGGGGACGGTGATGACGAGTGGGAACTCGCCCCCGACGGCGTCTCGATGGTCAAGCGCGTGGCACACCGGAAGGTGTCCCGCGAGCTCATCACCAGGCAGCAGACCGCGATGCTGGCCCTGCTGATCGGCGGCTGGTCGTTCGAGGACGCCCTGCCGATGCCGTACCACACGGGCTACATCGACTCTCCCGTGCTTCCGCTTGAAGCCATCGAGAAGATCATGGCCACCTACGACGCGGTCCTGGAGCGCCTCCGGAACGGCGGCCCAAAAGAGACGCCGGAGACTACGGCGACCTCTACGAGTACCTCTCCGGAAAGCTCAGCGCCCCGCCAGCCGGACTCAGTGCCGACGACTGCCGCACCTGCATCTGGATCGCCCGCTACGGGCGCCTGACCCTCCAGGAGATCTCCGGCGAGGGCATCCCGCTGGGCGTCTTTCTCTGGCTGGACGCCGTGCAGGCCACGCTCGACGCGATCGAGGCCAAGAACCGCCCCACCTTCACGCTCTGACCGGGGGTGGCCATGGCGGGCAGCCTCGGGGAACTCGCCGCGGCCCTGCGGAAGGCAGGCGAGCAGCTTGAGCTCAACGCGGCACGGGAGTGCGCGGCGGACGCCGGGCAGGCGTACCTCCAGGTGCTGCGCGGCACCACGCCGGTCCTGACCGGGCATCTGCGCGCCTCGGAGCGCGTCGACTCGGTGCGCGGCGGCGGGACGTTCGCCGTGGCCACGATCGGGGCGCACACGGTCTACGCGTCGTTCCGGGAGACCGGCGGGACGATCCACGTCAAGGGCGCCCGCGTCCTGAGCAACGGCAGCGCGTTCTTCGGCAAGTCCGTGACGCAGGCCGGGTCGCATTACTTCGAGCGCGCGGACGCCGCGTCGGGCGGCCCGATCGACGAGGCATGCGAGAACGCCATCGCCCAGATCCTCCGCGACGCAGGGCTCTGACCGGGGGTGACCTCCCGTGGCCGGTGACATCGAGAAGAACGTAGAGGTCCACGCAAGCGTCTCGGGCTTCGACGAGGCAGCCTCCGAGGTCGAGCACCTTGAAGGCGCCCTTGAGGGCCTCACCGCCGCCGAGGAAGAGGCGGGCGCCGCCGGCGCTGAGGCCGGTGCCGAGATCTCGGGCGGCATGGATGCCGCTGCCGCGTCTGCCGCTGCGGCGAAGAAGGAAATCTCCGGGGTCCGGGACGCATCGGCGGAGTCTGCCGCCGCGGCCGACCTGGAGGCCGCGTCCACGGCTGCCCTGTCCGCGGCGCGCAAGGAGGCAGGCGCCCAGGCGTCGGCGATGCGCAAGGCGTCGCGCGACCTGTACGCGGACGCCGGGAAGCAGATCGCCGACATCGGCGCGAGCCGGGATGCGGGCGGGAACCTGCCGAAGGGCAGCGCATCGGGCCTGGCGGACCTCGAGAAGGAACTGGGAACCTACCGCACCGAGGCAGAGAAGGCCGACAAGGCCACCGCAGACCTCGGCCGGGACATCCGGACCACGGGCCTGACCGGCTCGGAGTCCTTCCTCGGCGCCCGCCAGGCCATCGACGACTCGGCCCGCGCGATCGAGGACGCCCGCAAGGCGTACTCCGAGGCGGCGCCGTACATCGACCAGTCCGGCGAGGCCATCGCGGAGTCTGGCCGGCAGGCTTCCATCGCTAAGGAGGCGATGGACAACTGGCGCGGGTCCGTCCACGACTTCGCCTCCGGGCACGGGGACGCGGCCACGGCGATCCGGGCGAGCCGCGAGCTCGACGGGGTACTGGGCGACTTCGGCAGGACGACGGAAGACGCGACCCGCGGGCTTGGTGACCTGTCGTCGGGGCTGGAGGACGCTGGCGGCGAGGGCGAGAGCTTCATCTCGTCGATCGGCGGCCTGGGCGGCTTCGGCGGCGCATTCGGCAAGGTCGGCGGGGCCGCGCAGTCAGCGGCGTTCCCCGCCGCGATCGTCGGCATCGCGTCGGCCATCACGACCATCGGCCCGGCGCTCGCCGCCACGGGCCTGGGGTTCGCGTCGTGGGGCGCGCTGGCGGCCCCGGCGATCCTGAAGGTCAAGGACGGCCTGACCAACGTCACGGCTGCGCAGCAGGCGTACCAGAAGGCCGCGGCTACCGAGGCGATTGACCCCACCAAGGCGCACGCGGCGTCCGAGAAGGCCGCGCTGGACTCTCTCAAGGCGACCTGGGCGACGATCCCGGCTGACGTCCGGCCCTCGGTGAAGGCGGTTCAGGGCCTGGAGTCGGCATTCTCCAAGGCGGGGAAGCCGATCCAGGCTGACGCGCTGAAGGACATCCCGAAGGCAATCAAGGACATCAAGGGGCTGCTGCCCGCCGTCCAGGGGCTGGCCAAGGCCACGAACCCGCTGATCTCCGGGATGCTCAAGGACTTCGGCAAGTTCGAGAAGTCCACTGGCTTCGAGAAGTTCATCAGCAACATCAAGAGCGAGATCCCCGGGCTGGCCGGGCCGCTGAAGCAGGTCGGGAATGCGTTCGGCGCCATCGCCACGGCCCTGTTCAGCAAGGGCAACGTAAAGATCGGCGATCAGTTCCTATCGTCGCTGGGCGGCTTCGCGAAGGAATTCGGCCCCGGCACGGTGAAGTCGCTGGGCAGCGTCGCCAAGGACCTGTCCACGATCATGAACGTCACCACCAAGGCCGCGAACTCGCCGGTCGGCAAGGCGATCGGCGATGCGTTTAACATCGCCGGCAAGGTCGGCGACTTCTCGTGGAAGACGGTCCCGAAGGCTGCCGCGAGGGCAATCGGCGACACCGGCAGCTTCGGCGCGAGCACATGGGACAAGCTTCTCGGCATCAAGCCGGGGACGAACCTCGGGGCGCAGGCACGCATCGGTGCCGCGGGCGCGCTGAAGGGCGGCAAGGACGCCGGCGACGTCAAGATCAAGGTCTCGGTCGACGGCGCCGCCAAGGCGAAAGCCGATATCAAGGGCCTCGACTCGGCCAAGCCCAAGCCGGTCAAGATCAAGGTCGACACCGAGGGCGCGGACAAGGCCAAGGCCGATCTCAAGGGCGTCTCCACCGCCGCGCAGGCGGCCGGGAAGACCAAGACGGACCTCAAGGTCCAGGTGACCGGCGCCCAGGCGGCCGAGTCCAGCCTGAAGCAGGTTGGCACGGCCGGGACGGCGATGGGGACCGGTGTCGCCGCCGGCGCGGGACGGGCGTCGGCGGCGGTGTCGGCGATGGCCGGGTCGATGCGGGGGGCTATCGCGCCACTGCCGGGAGATTTCCGCGCCATCGGCACTCAGGCCGGAGCGGGCCTGGCGGCCGGGCTGGCGGGCGAGACCGGGGCCGTGTCGTCCGCCGCCGCCAGCCTTGCCGCCGCTGCCGAGACTGCGGCGAACATCCAGCTCATCATCAAGAGCCCGTCGAAGAAGTTCCAGAAGATCGGCGAGAACAGCGCCCTGGGCTACATCCTCGGGCTCCTGGGCGGCAAGTCCGCGGTCCAGAAGGCCATGCGGGACGTCCTGGGAACCCCCGCGCCGAACTCCACGATCAAGTCCACCGTCACGGCGATCACCAAGGAGATCGACGCCGCGGCGAAGGCCGGGAAGATCAACCCGCTCCAGCAGACGGGCCTGACCCAGCTCCTCGACCTGGACAACCAGCGGCTCCAGAAGCTGGCGGCCCAGCGGCAGAAGCTGGAGAACCAGATCCAGGCCGCCGACGCGCTGGCCAAGTCCGTGCAGCAGGCCGCGGTGTCGAGCGCGGACCTGAACACGATCGCGGCGGCCACCCCGGCGGGGCAGGCGGCTGCGGCGGATGACGGGTCGCTGGACTTCGCACTCGGGGGCACGCAGGCCGCCCAGCCGCAGACCCAGTCGATCCAGCAGGGCCTCCAGGCTCAGCTGAAGTCGATCCAGCAGTTCCGGCAGCAGATCATCAAGCTGAAGAAGGACGGCCTGGACAAGCAGGGCATCCAGGAACTCCTCGCGGCGGGCGTGCAGTCCGGCGGCGCGACCGCCACCCAGATCCTGGCGGGCGGGAAGAAGGCCGTCCAGCAGATCGCCCAGCTCGACAACAGCATCGGCCTGGCCAGCAAGAAGCTGGGGATCACGGGCGGCAACGCGGCGTACGAGAGCGCCAGCCAGATCGGCGGCGCGCTTGCTGCCGGGCTGAAGGCGTCCCTCAAGGGCGTGAACGCCGAGATGGAGTCCATCGCGAAGTCCCTGGTCACGGGCATCATGACCGCTCTGGGCGACTCCAGCAAGCAGATCAAGGCCGCGATCAAGAAGCTCGACAAGGAACTCGGCATCGACTCGGGCTCCGGCTCGGGCAGCAGCGGCAAGAAGCCGACGATCACGCCGCCGCACATCATCTACTCGCCGAAGCCCGAGAAGGGACCGGGCGGGTTCGCGCAGCCCGGCCCGATCCGCGCCCCGCAGCCCGTCACGGTCATGCACCCGGCGGTGATGTCGGGGGCGACGGGCGGGTCCAGCCAGCCGATCAACGTGACGCTGAACGCGACGATCACCGTGTCGGGGCAGACGCTGGCCAACGTCGTGCAGACCGCGACCCTCAAGCGGAACCGGCGGAACGTCAGTAACGGCCTGACGCTGCCCAACGGCCACTGACCCGCCTTATCGCGCCATCCCACCCACAGCCCGGAGGGCATTCCGCCATGCCGATTTACAACCTCACCTGCAACGGGTGCGGGACGTCCGTGGACGTGGGCCACCCCGACCCGGCGCACCCGGAGTACGACCCGGATGCCCTGGCCAGGTGCGCGGCCCCCGAGCTCGCCGTGCAGTGCCCGCCGGGCTCTGGCTGCTGCCAGGAGCCGGGGTGCGCGCACACCTCGGAGTGCGACACCCAGCACGTCGGCGAGTGCGCCGTGGCGAACGGCGCCTGCGGGGTCTGCAAGTCCCTGACCATCACTGCCTTCGAGGGCGCTGCCGTCCTCGGCGGCACCGGCTCCTAAACGGACAGGACGGTACAGGCATGGCGATGTACGACGCTTCCGACGCGAACAACGTACTAGCCGCGAATCTGGGCATCGGCGGATTCACCTATCCCGCCGTGACGGCCACGCACCTGCGGCTGGGCACTGGTTCAGCGCCTACGGCCACGGTCGACATGACCGAACTGACCGGCACGGGCTACACCGCCGGCGGCCAGGCGATCTCGTGGAACGCCCCGTCCGGCCAGTCCACGACTAACAGCGGCGCGGTCTCCTGGACGAACGCCAGCGGCAGTACCTGGGCGATCACGAACCTAGAGATCTGGGACACCGCCGGGACACCGCTGCGGCACTACTTCGGGCAGTGGACAAGTCAGCCGATCTCGGTCACGAATGGGAACACGTTCGTCACCGCCGCCGCTGCGGTCAGCGCGAGTCTAGTCTGACCCGATAAGAACATCACTGTCCTAATTCGGATGACCGGCCGGGGGCGGTGACCGGGCATCGCCATCGTCCAGACCGCCACGCCCGCCGAGCTCGTCGGCACCACGCTCACCCTCACGTTCGGCTCCCCGGTCACCGCCGGGCACTGCATCGCCGTGGCCGTCTCGGCGTTCGACACGTCGTCAAGCTCGGTCACCGCCGCCCCGCAACTCGGCTCATCGCCAGACAACTTCTACCTGCACCGGCAGACCAAGCGCACCGCCACCTCCACGAACTACTCGTTTTTCTGGAGCGACGGCGACTGCGCCGGCGGGGCGACCACCGTCACCATCACCCTGTCCGGGGCGTCGGGCGGCTTCGCCACCACGATGATCGGCTGGGCCTGGGAGCTCTCCGGGATCAGCGGCCACGGCACCGCGATCGAGGACGGCACCGCCGCGGCGGGCGGCAACAGCTCGACCTGGGCGGCCGGGGCATTCACGCCGAACTCCGCGACCACCGCTGCTGGCGCGGTCTTCGGCATCGTCCACGTCACCGGGAACCCGACGATCACCGGCCCCGGGTCGCCGTGGACCGACGAGGCGAAGCAGTCCACGTCCCTGGGCGACGCGGCCATCGCCGGGTTCCAGGTCACCTCCGGCCCCGTGACCCCGGTGTGGTCGGGGACGTTCTCCGCTGCCCTTCAGTGGACTGCCGTCGGCGTCGCGCTGAAAACCGGCGGCCAGTCGGGTACGGCCACCGAGGCCGGCCACGGGACCCTCGGCGCGGCGGCGGGAATCAAGGGCGCGGGCACCCCGTCCGGCACCGGCACGCTCACTGGCCATGCGTCGGGGGCGCCCCCGGACAGTGCGCCGCTCATCGGCGTCGGCACCCTCGGCGCCGCCGGCACGGCCATCGTCCAGTCCGGCCCGGCAGCGCTCTCGGGAACTGGGCAGCTCGCCGGCGTCGCCAACGCGCTCAACCCGCTGCCGGTAAACCAGTGGGCCGGGACGCTCGCGCAGCCCTCGGCGTTCGGGTTCGTCCCGCCCGCGGACCAGTCCGCGGTCATCCCGCTGACCCTGGCCACGTCGGTCGGCGGCGGTTCCGGGGTCCCGACGCCTGGCAACTGGCTCTTCGTCGCGGTGGGATGGCGGCAGATGGCCGGCCTGCCGCCGGTCACCGTCAGCGTCCAGGACGACGGGCACCAGTGGTGGCGCCCCGGCTCCCCGTCGAACGGCACGGGAACGGTCCGGGCGGCGGTGTGGTACCAGCCCAACATCGGCGCCGTCACCGGCAACCCTCCGGCCATCGTCTACGTCTCCCCGCTCGGTGCCGTGTCGGGCCTGGCCGTCCTCATCGTGGAGGTCGAGGCGCTCGGCCCCTGGGACCAGGCGTACGCCGTGACTACGGGCTACAGCGCGGCAACGCGATCACTCACGATTGCCATAGGAGCGCCGTAGTGGCACAAGCTAGGTTCATCAGTTCCGGCGCCCTGCCGACGACGCTCAGCACCAACGCCCTGTCGTCGGGGAACATCCAGGTCGCATCCATGCCGGGGACCTGGCCAGCGAGCACGCCGTTCAGCGTGCTCCTCGACTGGGGCACCAGCATCCAGGAAGCCGTGTCGGTCACCGCCATCTCCGGTACCGGGCCGTTCACGCTCACGTGCTCCAGGGGCATCGACGGGACCACCGCGCAGGCCCACGCGCCCGGCGCCCCCGTTGTGCACGGCGTGACCGAGCAGGACTTCCTCGCCAGCGCTCAGGGCTTCTGGCTCACCCTGCTCCAGTCCGCCCCGGCCGCCCTGCCCACGACGGCGACCACCGGATTCCTCTACGCGCCTACCTGCCCGGGGCCGCCGACTGGAGTGCCGGTCACGCAGACGGGGCTGGTCCCGCTAGTCATCGACTCGACCGACAACCAGCTTTACGGCTACATCGGCGGCGCGTGGAAGGCGATCACCCTCTCCTGACTCCTGAAGCACCGAGCAGGGAGACAGGATGAGCCTCACCTGGCAGAACGGGGTCCTCGGGCCGGTTGTCCGCCCGATTTCGGCCCCGAACGGGTTCCCCGGCGTCGTGCCGCCCGGCGCGGACGAGGAAGGCGCCGGCACGCTGACCGCCCTGGGCGGCATCGTCATCCACGCGGCTGGCGCGGAGCACGGCACCGGGACCCTGGCCGCCGGGGCGTCCGTCGCAGTGCGCGGGACCGCGACCGAGGCCGGCCACGGCACCCTGGTCGCCGCTGGCCGCTCGGTCACCCCGGAGGGCTTCATCCTGGCCATCGCGGTCGGGGACCTGTCTACGGCCGGAACCGCGCTGCACCCGTCCGGGTGGACGGCGCTGCACACCGTCACCGCGACCAACGGCACGGACCACTCGGCTGACGTGGTGCTCGCCGCCGCGTGCAACACCACAACCGCGAGCGCCTCGGTCACCGCCACGTCCACCGCGACCGAGGACATTGCGGGTGCCATGACCGGCGTCATCGTCGGCGCGCAGTCCCCGGTGCCCGCCGGCATCAACCCGGCATGGCCCTACACCGTGTTCGAGGCGGCCTTCGGGGCCGGGCTCCTGACGCCACCGGACCAGAAGACGTGGGTCAACCTCCAGGCATTCGCCAGCGGCAAGCGGTGCCGGGCCTGGAAGGAAGACACGGGCGTCCAGTTCGAGCTCGGGTCGCTCGAGTCCACCGAGCTTGAGATGGAGCTCGACAACCCCGACGGGGCGATCACCCCGGGCAACCCGGCCAGCCCGTGGTACCCCAACGTCGTCCCCGGTACTCCGGTGCGCCTGCGCTGCGTCCCGCCGGCCTCCACGGGCGTGAGCGCGTGGCAGGTCATCGAGCGGGCCGCGGAGTCATGGCCGGAGTCGTGGGACAACGCCTTCCGCGGCATGTCCAACGCCACGGGCACGGACGCATGGTCGATCGCCAACCGGTCGCTGCGGTCCCCGTACCGCGCCGAGGTGGCCGCTGACGCCCCGTACGCGTGGTGGCCGTGCGATGACCAGCCCGCCCTCGGCGGCGTCGCCCCGCTGACCCTCAGGAACGCGGCGGCGGGCAACACGGTCCCGCTGTCCATCAAGGTCAGCCCGAACGGGACGTTCTTCTCCGACACCCTCGCCGGCGTTGTGTACCTCGCCACCGGGACGGTTGCGTCGGACTCCGGGTGGATGTACGGCGACCCGTCGTCCACTGCCGGACCGGGCGGACCGGGCGGTCCCGTGACCGCCCAGCCCGGCTCGTTCTCCTGGAGGCACTCCGGCAACGGCGGCATCACTACCGGCCTGTGGCTCACCGCCAACGACCCCGGCTTCCCGGCGCTGTCCGGCGGGGTCACGGTCGAGGGCTGGTGGAACTACGAGTTCGCCACGTCCGCGACCCCCGACAGCGGCGGGGGCCTCCCGCCGAACCAGCCCGCCGGGAGCCTTGTCATCTGGGAGATGGCGACCTCCACCGCCCCCGTGGCGGTCCTGTTCCTCGACACGTCCGGGCACCTCCAGTTCACCGCCGCCGGGACCACCACCGCCATCTACGCGGGCGGCGACCTGCGGAACACCGCGTGGCTGGGCATCACCGTCACCCTGACCCAGTCGTCGTGGACGGTGTGGCTGAACGGCGGCGCGACCGCGAAGGTATCGGGGACGGCCAGCTTCACCAGCACGTGGTCGTGGCTGAACTTCGGGGCCAGCATGGGCTCGGGCGGCGGCGGGAACACGGCGGGCATCACGGGCCTCGGCGACGCCGCGCACTCGTCGCTGATCGTGTACCCGCGGGTCCTGCCGCCGTCGCGGATCGTGTCCCACTACCTCGCCGCCGTCACGGGCTTCGGGCTGGTGCCCGCGCCGACGTCCCCGGCGGTGCAGTACGTGAAGGCCGGGGACCCGCTGCCCAGCGGCGCGTTCGCTGTCGGCGGGTTCGGCTCGACCACCGCCTCCACGATCGCGGTTACAGTCGCCTCCGTCATCGGCGGCCTCTCGTCAGGGCCGTGCGCGGAGTCTGTCAGCGTCAACGACTCGAACTTCGGCGCGGCCAAGGGCGGCGACTACTACGTCAGCTGGAAAGGCGTGGCGCCGTCGTTCAGCCTGTACACCGCGGCGCAGACCCGCGCGGAGAAGCTGCGGGTCGCCTCCACCGCGCCGTGGAGCGACCAGACTGGCGGCGGCTACGGGTCCGGCGCGTCACCCCCGGCTGCGCCCACGCCGGGCGGGGACACCGTGCAGCAGCGCATCGAGCGGCTCATGGCTTCGGGGAACATCGCGGTGCCCCGGTGCATCGACACGGCCACCGCGCTCGTCCAGGCGGCGCTCGACACTGCGGGGTCGGTGTCGGGGACGACGGTCAGCAACATCACCGCCAGCGACGGCGGCCTGCTCTACACCGACAACGCGGGGGCGGTCTGCTACTGGGACCGGCCGCACCTAGCGGGGTCGCAGGTGGTCTGGCAACTCGGCCCGAACGTCGCCGCCGGGCAGATCCCTTACCTCAATGACGACGCGTCGCTGACGACGGACCCGCAGCGCATCCGCAATAACGTCGTGGTAACGCCATATGCGCCCGACGGTTCCAGCCTGCCGCTGATCACGCCCTCCGACGTGACCACGGCGCTGGCATCGCAGGAGCAGTACGGCGAGCAGGATCTCGCCATAACCAGCTACCTTCAGTCCCAGGCGCTTCAGCAGGAGCAGGCCGACTGGCAGCTCGCCAATTTCAGCACGGCCCGGAAGCGCGCCGTTGCCCTGACGGTGAACGCCGCCGGGATGACCCGCTCGGTGCCACAGTCCTGGCTTTATGTCCTGGGCGCGAATATTGGGGACCTTGTCCAGATCCTGGTCTCCCAGCCTGGGCAGCCTGCTTTCACGATGATCATGCGCATCTCGCATATCAGCCGGCAGATCGAGTTCCGCACCGGAACGGCCAGCCTCACGGCAGCTCTTGATTACGAGCCGGCCTCGTACTGGGGCATCTAGCCCGGCTCCGGCAGTACCCGCCTCCCTTTCGCCCGCGCATCCCGGAAGGCGGTCTCGTGAGCGACTCGTTTTACTCACGCCTGCGCAACCCCACCTCGGTCCAGACGGGCACGTCCTGCTCGGTCGCCGCAGGCCAGTTCGTCAAGATCGACTCCACGGCCGGCGCGTATACCGCGACCCTGGTGTCGGCCCCGGCGGACAAGACCGCTGCGGGCGTCAAGCTCGTCGCCTCCGCGGCGACCGTCAACGCGGTCACGGTGACGTGCGGCGGCACCGACAAGTTCAACCTGCCCGGCGGCTCCGCAACCGTGACGCTGAAGCTGCTGAACCAGGGCGTCCAGCTCCAGTACAACTCCTCAGCCGGGGTGTGGGACGTCCACGGGGACGACCTGCCGCTGGGGGGGCTGACCGCCAAGCCCTCGGCGACCGAGTCCACGTACTTCGTCTCGGCGGCCTCCTACGCCAGTGACAGCAACGACGGCCTGACCGTCTACACCGCCAAGGCCACCATCGCGGGGGCGCTGACCGCGCTCGGATCGTCGCCTGGCCTTATCCAGGTTGGCGCCGGCGCGTTCACCATCTCGGCGGCGGACGGATCAGGCAACGGCGTCACGCTCGGCAGTTCGCTCCAGCGGATTCGCGGCATGGGCGCGGACATCACCAGAATATCGCTTTCTGCCACCATGACCTGGGGAATCGTCCTCCAGGGAGCGCTGTCCGGGCTAGAGGACCTGACCATCCAGGTCGCCTCCGGAGGGAACGTCACCTACGCCTGCGGGGTCACCTCGGCCACGTCGGCGGAGTCCTGCTGGTTCCGGCGCGTCTACATCAACGGCGGCGCCGGCGGCACGCTCGTCAACGGGTTCGCAGTCTCCCCCGATCACCACGCCGACGTGGCATTCACGAACTTCTGGGACTGCAAGGCCCTGGCCTGCACGGGCGCCGGGTGGATCATCAACGACGGCACGGCCTCCAACGTGCTCGACACCCGCATGTTCGGCTGCGTCTCCGAGAACAACCAGTACGGCGTCAAGGCCAACTCTGCCGGGTTCCGCTGGTACGGCGGCGACTTCGGGGAGAACACCTTCTCCGACATTTACCTGGCCAGCATGAACGAGTCTGACCCGGTTGTCATCGACGGCCCCCGGTCGGAGAACTCAGCCCGGATGCTGTTCGCCACGGCGGTCAGCACCCCGGCGACAGTGTCCGTTCACAACTACTACTTCGGAGTCGGGAACGACTCCTTTCTCAGCAGCGACGGTGCATTCATCAACTACGGGTTCTCCGGGAACCTGGATCTCCGCAACATCACCTACCAGAACCAGGGAACCGTCACCCCGCTGATCCTGCTCGGCGCCAATACCGCTTCATCCGGATTCACTCTCACCGTGACCGCCTCGGGCCTCCAGGTGCCCCAGCCGCTGCACCAGCTGTTCAGCTCCGCCTCGACTGAGGCGGTCAGCGTCGTGGCCACCTCCTACACGCAGCTCACCGGTACCGGCTCCAGCGTTACCTCCGGCACCTACATCCCCGGGCCGATGCGGCTCGGGCCGGGCTTCAAGACGTTCACGTGGAACGGCACCGGCCGCGACGTGATGTCGCCAGTGGAGTTCCAGACCCTCAGCTCCGCTGGCGCGGTCGCCATCCAGGGCGTGGCCGAGTACGCCAAGATCACCTTGCAGGCCAACTGCACCTCCAGCAGCGTCACGAACCTGTACCCGGGCCAGTGCGTCACCATCTCGTGGGTCCAGGACGCGACAGGCGGCCGGACGTACGCATGGCCGTCGAACTGCGTGTTCGCGAACGGCACGGCGCCGGCTGCGTCCACCGCCGCGAACGCGGTGGACTCTGTCACCTTCTACTACGACGGAACGAGCCTCATCGAGGTGTCCTCCCGTCCGTCGTCGGCGGTCCCGAGCGTTCAGTTCGTGACGGCCACGGGCTCGTATACCTGGACCAAGCCGTCCGGGGCGCAGGCCGTGGACGTACGCATCCTCGGCGGCGGGGGTGGCGGCGGCTCAGGTTGCCGAGGGGCTGCCTCAACCGTGCGGTGCGGAGGCGGAGGCGGTGCAGGCGGCGTCCTGGTCGCGCGGACGTTCGTGGCGTCCGACCTGCCGTCTTCGGTGACGGGGTCCGTGGGAGCAGGGGGCTCCGGGGGAGCGGCCGTCACCACGGACACCACGAACGGGAACGCCGGCGGCAACGGGACTGGCGCCACCTTCGGATCCTTTGCGTTCGCCCCCGGGGGCAACGGCGGTGCGGGTGGCAGCGCAGCCTCGGGTACGGGAGGCGTGACCAGCAGCAACGGGGGCAACGGGGGGGCCGGCGGATCGGCGTCCACAACGGGCGCGGCGGCAAACGGCTCGGGAAGCTCATATTCAGCCAGCGGCGGAGGGGCCGGGGGCACCGTCACGTCGGCCAATGTGGCGTCGGCCGGCGGAACCGCATCGTTCTCATGGAACGGGGCATCATCCAACACTGGCAGCGGCGGGGTGGTGGACACCACTATTCCCACGGCGGGAACTCAGCCGTCGTCGCAGGGCACGCCATCCTGCGGAGGAGGCGCCGGCGCGGCCTCTGTTACCACCGTCGCCCAGACTGGGGCAAGCGCCTTCTACGGCGGCGGGGGTGGCGGAGGCGGAGCGAGCGTCAACGGAAGCAACTCCGGGGCAGGCGGCGCGGGGGGTGCCGGCTGGGCGCTGATAGTCACGCACTTCTCCTAGATTCCGCAGCCCGGAGATGTCAGCCGGCTCCATGATGCGGCGGGAAGGACCGGGCACTTCCCCCCGGGGCAGGCGCCCGGCGCGGGCGCGCCGCGAGAACCTTCCCGGCCAGCCATGCGGCGGCCGCCACGACAACAGCGGCGCGGAATGCCGCGAGCATGAACACCAGGCCCTGCTCATACCACAGCGCCTCGGTCACGGCGCCGGCGTACAGCACCAGCCGGGCCGGGGTGAACCGCGCCAGCAGCCACCGTTCTCCCCGGCCGGCCAGCAGCCCGCACAGTGCCAGGAACGCGATCAGCCACGGCACGGTGAGCATCCCGGCGTACAGCCCCGCGAACCCGGCCAGGAAGTTCACGTCCTGGAGCCCGAAGTACCGGATCTGAGCCACGTAGGCATCCAGGCCGCCGTGGTCCAGCTTGGACGGCCACACCGCCGAGGGGGCCGCCAGCAGCAGCGAGCGGGGAATCCCCGCCGCGCTCATCCGCGGCTGGCCCAGGTGCCGGGCCTGGAGGATGCCGGCTGTCCAGTCGGTGCCGTCCAGGCGCACGGCGGCCTGCGAGATGATCCCCGGCGTCCCCGGCTCCGGTGCGGAGAACATGCCCGTCAGCCCGGATCCCAGCGCGGACAGCCGCTCCGGGAGGCCGCTGTCCCGGTAGAACACCCCGCGTCCCTCTCCGGCTCTGAGCCCGGTGATCGCCATGACAGCGGCGAGGGTCAGGCCGAGCGCCACGGCGACCTGCCGGCGGGACGGCCGGCGCCCGGCGAAGGCCAGCAGGAGGCCCAGGCCGATCGCGTCGATGATGACCGGCGTCCGCTCCCCGGCTGCGGCGAGGGATGCGGACTGCACGGCGAGGACCGGCAGGAACCAGCGGGTGCCGTACCGCAGCAGGAAGCCGAGCGCGGCGAGCAGTACGAGCGTGACGAAGAACGCCGACGCGAGGTTCGCTGACAGCGCGGTCGCGGTACCTGCGGACGGCGCGGCATCGTTGTACCCGCGTCCCGCGTAGGTGATCACCGCGAGCGGCGCGCACGCTGCGGCCAGCAGCCGCCAGTCCAGCGCCCTGGTTACCGCCCGGATGTCAGCGGGGACCATCCCGGGGACTGACCGCTCGGGGCGCGTCAGCAGGTAAGCGACGGTCAGCGCGAGCATGCCCGCTGCCAGGACCAGGACCGCCTCGTCCGCGTACTGCGGCGCGATGCCCTGCCGGTAGATGTCCCACTTCCCCACAGACGGGACCGTCATCAGCAGCGGCGAGACGCCGTCGTACACCACGCTCGCCAGGACCAGCAGCGTGACCGGCCTGCGCAGCCACGTCCGGCCGAGCCGGTGGCGCAGCAGGGCGACCGCGGCTAACTGGAGTAAGAGCGCGGTGGCCAGCGTGGCAGTCATTCCCGGATGCTATTGGCCGGCTCCACATCACGCACGGTAATCACGCGAGTACGAGCAGACGGGGGAGGCGCAGGTGCCTTGGCTTCCCCCGCTGGCAATGCACCGGATCGTCCTCGTCGCAGTCCACGCCGGGCTGAGCCCCTGGACGCCGGCCGTTCCCTTTCTCGCTGACGCGCCGGGGAGCGGCGGCGACGTCCTGGGCGCAGCGGCGCAGCAGGTGCTCGGCTACGGCGTCACCGGGGCCGTAGCCCTGGTCCTGGCGTGGATCGTGTGGAAGGGATCGTTCGTCCCGCAGAAGCGCGTAGACGAGATGATCGCCGCCAGCCGCGCGGACCTGCTCCGGGAGATCGAGCGCCTCGTCACCGAGAAGGAGAAAGTCGAGGCGCAGCTAGCCGAGAACCTCCGGTTCGCCCGCGATGACCTGGCTCCAATACTTTTCCAGTTCAATGCATCGACTTCGTCACTTCTGCCAATCCTCCAGCGGGTCGTGCAGAACGCCGACGACAACTCATTCCCACGCCGACGCGGACGCGAGAGCCAATGACGGGCGACGATGACGACATCTCTGAGGAGACCCGGATGCTCGCTGAGCGCGTCCGCGTGCGCGCTGCCGGGATGCCCGGCGAAGGCGAGCTAGCCGGCATGACCGCCGAGGCCCTCGCAGCCCCCCGCGCCCAGATGACGTCGGCGCAGGTCCGCGCCCTCGCCGCCGAGGCGCTCTCGCAGGCCCGCCAGGTTTCCCAGCTTCTCGGCCGGCTGGCCGAGCTGCTCGAAGATCGGCCAGGGGACATATGAGCCGCGACAAGGACGCCGAGATCAAGCAGGTCGCGTCCAGGCTGGACGGCCTGCTCGACGAGCTCGCGGCGAACGTGGCCGCCCTGAACGCAATCCTGACGCGCCCGGCGCCGCCCGCACCGGAAGCGGATGAAAGGCTGATTTCCCCGTGACCGAGCCGACCCCGGACCAGGAAGCCGTCACCGCCGCCCAGGCACTCACGAAGGCGCTGGAGGGGATGAGCCGCGAGCTGGCGGCCGTCAACAAGCGCCAGGACCGCATGCGCCACGTGGTCATCGGCCTGACCGTCTCGCTGGTGCTCGACGTCCTGCTGACCGTCGTGGTCGCCGTGTTCGCCGTGACCGCCCGCGACGCCAGCGACGCGTCGAACCGCAACGGCGCGACCCTCAGTCAGCTGCACGCCAGCCAGGTACAGGGCTGCCTCGTCAACAACGACTCGAAGAACAAGCAGGCCGCGCTGTGGGCGTTCGTCGTCGCCGCGCTCCAGCCGCCCGCGTCGGACACTTCGGCGCAGAAGGCCGCGGCGCAGAAGTTCCTCGCGAAGCTCGAACGGCACATCGCGAACGCCTACATGGTCCGGGACTGCCAGCAGGCGTACAAGGCCCACTGACCGATCGGAGAGAACATGCTTGCGATCCTCGCCTTCCTGGCCGGCTTCCTGGCCCTCATCCTGAAGATCACCGGCTCGCACGGCTCATGGCTTCAGTGGCTCCTGATCGTCGGCCTGATGCTCGTGTCCGCTGCCGTGATCGCCTACATCCGGGGCTGGCACGACCCGATCGTGCGCACGCGCAGCTGACGATGACCCGGCGCATAGTCACCCGGTGCGCCCTGGCGGCGCTGCTCGGCCTGTGCGCCTGGTCGATGGCCGCGCACTGGCTCGGCTGGCGGTTCGCCATGGGCATCTGGCCGGTCCCGCCGGGTACTGGCTGGCCGTACCAGTTCGAGTCGGGCTTCCTCCCGTCGCTGACGGTCCTGTCGCTGCTGACCCTCGTCGGCGGCGCCTACCATGTCCGGAACTGTCACTCCGAGCGGTGCTGGAGGCTGGGCAAGCACAAGATCGCCGGCACCCCCTGGTGCACCCGCCACCTGCCCGAGGGCCGCGCCTACCACGGCGAGGTCACCCTCGCGGACGTGTGCGAGCGCCTCGACACGCTCATCGCCCTGATGACGCCGCCGCGGTGACTCACCACAAGATTGCCCTGCTCGTCGTCGCTGCCGCCCTGGCCCTGGACGGCGCCTGCGGGATCGCCTACGCCGCCGCCGAGCACATCGCCGTCTGGCTGGGCCTGTACAACGCCCTGGCGAACGCCGTGACCCTGGGCGGGGACGTGCCCCCGGCGAACGGCTGGGGGCACCTGGTGGACGCCTGCGAGTGCTTCACCGTGATCCCGCTGTTCGCGGCCACGCTCTCGCTATTCACCTCGGGGCTCACCGAGATGCACGTGGTCCGCGCCGAGCACCGCATCCGCCAGCACATAGACAGGCAGGGGGGCATGTGACCACCATCCCCGGCAAGTGCCACTTCGACGCTCACGGCTGGCTCCAGGGGCCGATCACCATCACGCACTACCTGAGCCCGAACCATTACGGGTCGGGCTTCGCGGTCAAGTCGCGCGGAATGGTGCAGCACACCGAAGACGGCTTCACGGCCGGCACCGTCGCGACGTTCCTGAGCAAGGCCAGCGAGGTCTCGGCGTTCTTCGGGGTCGGCGAGAACGGCGCCGCCCAGCAGTTCCTTCCCCTAGGCCAGGGTTACGTGGCGTGGGCCGAGGGCGCCGGCAATGCCTCGTGGCGCTCGTGCGAGTGCGAGGACATGACCAAGACAGGGCAGCCGATGACGGCGGCCCAGGTCGCCACGTTCGCGCAGATCCTCGAAGCCGTCAGCGCCTACGACGGGTTCCCGCTCCAGATCACCGACGACACGGCGAGCGGCACGGGACTGATCACGCATGGCGATGGCGGGGTCGCCTGGGGCAACCACCCCGGCTGCCCGGGCGATGTGCGGAAGGCCCAGCGGCCCGCGATCATCGCGCTCGCCAAGCAGATCAGGGAGGGAGCCACCGTGACGGACGTGACGGCTGACGGGAAGACCACGCTCAGGGCGCTGGCGAATGCCCACGGGCATGCCCCGTCCGAACTGCTGCGGGCGACCGCGAAGCAAGACGGCGCGTTCCCCGACGAGATCGCCGCGTGGCTGAACCAGGAGCTTGGCGCCCAGGTGCCGCCGGCCGGCGCTGATTTCAAGCTGCCGCTCTAGCGTGGCGGCAGTAGCGGAGGCTTAACTCTCGCCCAGGTCGGCCTTCAGCCGGGCCAGGAGCCGCTCCTGCTGGGCCTCCACGCGCACCCGAAGGTCTGCCATGTGGTCGCGGAGCCCTTCCACGAACGCGATCTTGACGGCCTTCCGGTCGGCGTCGGTGGCGAAGTGCTCGCCCACGAACGCCTGCCACTGGCCATCGGGCGCGGCGCGGCGCCATCTGCCGTCGTCACCGAAGCTCATGCCCGTGATCCTCTCAGCTCTCGTCCATGCAGAGGCACGGCTCGCCGGTAGCGGGGATCGGCTGGCCGCATGCCGGGCAGTCGGGCATCCATAGCGGTTCGTAGCGCGTCCGGCCGCCGTTCCCGCCACCGCCCGTCATGTGGCAGTAGGCGCCGCCCGTCGCACCCGCGATGTGCGTGCTGCTCGCCCCGCCCGGGCCGACGAGCCTGAGGGTGCGCCCGATCCGGTACACGCCCGATGGCAGGTCCGGCATCTCGCCGCGCAGGTCCATGTACGCCTGGATCGGGTCCGCCCAGTCGTCATCCCTGCCCGGGCAGAAGTCGTCCGGCAGGTCGCTCATGCCCGTGATCCTTCCGCCTCGCCGGCCAGCATGTCCAGCGCGAACGCCACGGCCAGCGGGGACTCGCCCTCGCGGAGCTTGGCGGCCAGGTAGCGGAGCTGGTCCGGGCGTGACCGGAGGTGCAGGCCGCCCAGGCCCATGCTCTCCGCTGCCGCTGCGCCGCGATCGTCTGCCCGTCGCTGACGGTCAGCCTCCAGCCGCTCGGCGCGGTCCTGCTTCGTGCTCATCGGTGGTCGTTACTGAGGCAGCGACAGGGACCGCAGCAGGCGCGGTGCGTGAGCGCTCAGCGCGCGCCGCCACCACCGGGCGTCGATCCACTCGGCGCGCTGGTAGGCCGCGCGGAACCCCGGGCCGGCCTCGGCCAGGTACGCCTCCAGCTCGTCGGGCTCCTCATCCTCGGGGCGGCTTCGCAGGAAGTCCCGCAGTTCCCAGCCGGTCGTGACGCCGTACCGCTGCTGCAGGTGGGCGCACAGGGTGTCGTCCAGGTAGAACTTGCTGCTGCGGGAGTACAGGTTGCGGCGGCCGTCGGGCAGGAACTCCGGGCCGAGGCAGCCGGGCTCCCAGCAGTCGGTCACCATGTCCGGGCAGTTGATGCACATGCTGGGATCCTTCCAGTGATCGTTACCGATGACAGCGACAGGAGTAGGCGCCCCGGTCGCCTCATGACTCGCGGCCCGCTTTGCGCGGATTGCCCAGAAGCCGCTTTGTTTGTGCTCCCGCACGATCCCGTGTGACTTCAAGTCCCTGGGTGTGACTTGAAGTCACACCTGCCCGAGGCTGTGACCTGCACGGCTTGACAAGATCCGGCTTCCTGTGCCAGTACCACTTGTTGGCTGGGAGTGAGGGGAAGGCGATCACGCCGCCTGCCTGCGGGCCAGCCACCAGTCAGCGAACCGGTAGCTGTTGCGCCGCTCCACGCCCGACCTGCGGGCCAGCGCCGCGAGGTTGCTCCGGTCGGCCGGCAGCAGGGATTCCGGGTCGGCCCGCACGTTCCCGTCGCTTTCCAGCACCGCCTGAATGCAGACCCGCAGCAGCGTCCCCGAGTCGTTGCCGAGGTCCAGGCGGACGAGCTGGTCAATGAGGAAGCACTTCCGCGCGGCTTCGTAGACGTCGGCGCGGGGCCGGTCGCGCATTGCGTCGGGCGTGCCGCTCGGCCGCTTGCCGTAGTTCCCGAGGCATGTCCCGTTGAGGCCGAGCTTGTCGGTGAACAGGCGGCGGATGTCGTGCTCGTCGCACTGGCCGCCGCAGTGCCAGACGAACCGCATGCCCTTGCTGCCGATGTTGATGCTGAGGGGCTTGCCGCACTTCGGGCACTCGCGGTCGTTTCCGCTGGGGCGCTGAAGCGGCGGGATCTTGTACCGGACGTGCTGGTCACGGCATGCGGTGATGGTCTTCCCGGCCGCGCACTGGCCGGCCTCGCCGGGCACTCAGGCGGACACAGGAGACGCGGCAGCAGGGTTACCGGGTGTTGCGGGGGGTTCGCCAGTTAGGCTAGACACGGATCGTCACCGGGCTTCGTGAGAGTTGAACGGTGGGGGTCCTGCCCTCGGTTCCGAGTAGTCGCTCGGGCCGAGGGCGCACGCTTTTCAGCGGGCGCACGCCAATCCTACTCGTTTCGAACGGACCGCGTTCGACTCGTCGCCCACAGTGCCCAAAAACGGTGGCCAGCCGGTACAATGGACCTACGTTCGCGCCGGGCTCACGGACGTCGGCCGACCCGCTGTACCCGTCCCAGAGGCGGGACGATGACCGATCCGGTGCGAGCCCCGTCCGCCTCCGTGGTAGCCAATCCAGCGCGCAGCAGTCGCATAGCGCGGACAGCGGGGCGCCAGGGCAACGACACGGGCGCGGCCCTGGCACAACGCTTCTTGTCGCCGCGTCTTTCACCCCTCACGACCTGGAGGCGATCAGCCATGACCAGCCCCAACCCTCCCGCCGGCCAGGCCGACCCCACCACCCATTCCCCCGAGCACGCCGCACCCCACGGGGTAATGGGGGAGATCGAGCGGGGGATGGACCGCATCTCCGCCCGCCTCATCGCGGACGTCCGTGCACTGGTCACCCCCGCACGCCTCCAGGAGCTCGCCACGCTGACGCGGGAGCTGGCCGCAGGGGCCAGGGACGCGCCCGAGGTGCTGGCCTGGCTGACGGCCCACGGCCTCTGACCTGATCCAATAGGAGCGGCCCCCAAGCCTTCACGGGCTTGGGGGCCGCTTTCAGCATGTCCGGGGACGCTCAGGCCCCGACTCGCCCGCGTCGTGCACCGCGCATCCCGTCGGCACCGACCCGTGCTCGGCGTCGGTCACCGCTACCCGCAGGTGC